GTAAAGTGTTTAAGCAAGTCACAAAAAATGGATAACCCTGTATATGGTTTACAGGGGCATTATTTAATTATTTCTTTTATAAGTAAAGGATGACTTAATGGAAGAAAAGAAAAACCTTCTTTTGGGGGTTCTTACAGCGATAGCAGGAGTATCGGGCAATTTCTTAGAGGACTTGGCAAGGATAATCTCTATATTTGCCTCAATAGTTGGTATAGCTTTTATCGGTTTCCAGATAAACAGGATGAAAAGGAAAGACCGTGAGGAAGAAATTCGCCGGAGTGGTGAATACACGTTGATGAAAAAAGATGATCCAGATTTAACAAACTAAAGGAGGTATTATGTCACATAAAATTAACAAGGTTGCCCGTGAAAGGCACCTCAAATGGTTCAATAAGCACAAAGATGCGGGGACAATAGTTTTTGACCGTGTTAGTGAGGTTTTTGATGCTGATGAGGTAATGAAGATTCTCAAACCCGGTGGGAAGTTAAGAGTTATCCATTCAACTGATGCGAAAGGTAATTACAGGTCTTTGCTTGAAAGTGCCGATGTAAGCGACCCTACGGTTGATCTGATGAAACTTACGGATGGTGTCACTCTCCAGCGTTCGACTTGCTGCTGATGGAAATCATTCTAAGCAACATATCGCAACTTCTGCTACCTGCCGGGTTAAGGCTTGTAAAAGTTAACAGGGATAAAACTATATTCTTATGGTTCGTTATACTAAGTTGTCTATTTGCTTTCTTTGATATTCAACTATGGCAAGCGGGGATTTCACACTACTGGCTTTATCATTTGAATAGTACGATTGAGTTACTGTTCCTTAGCTACATCCTTTTGAGCTTCATAGATTTCACCCCTGAGTGGAGAATGTCAATAATTTTTATATCTTTCATACTGTATATCTTATGTGCTGTTTTTGGTTCTGATATACGAGGCGTTGACCTTAACGAAACGTTCTTTGAATCAGTGGTTTTGTGTATCTTTGCTACAATAGCTTTAATGGAGGGGCAAAAAGGTTGGAAGTTTTTCTTAACAGTTGGCGTATTAATATATTGCGGAATAAACTTAGTGGCTTACCCTGCTCACCATAGCATAGCTAATATAATTATGAACATATTCTTTTTTATAGCGATAATAAAATGATTGACGAGACAAGCTCATTGATAGATTTAACTCCAGAAGAAGAAAATGAACTAAGAGGCATAAATGCTTCGAAATTAGATGTACGCCGTCTAAGGGATAACCAACACCATCTCGCCAACAAGGTGACTACCTTAACAGGGGTTTTCAATTTAGGCATAGATGAGATTAAAGGAGAGCTAAAACAGATACGAGATTCACTTGTTGTTGAAGTTACCAACGGAACTACCCATAAAGCAAGTATCGGTGACTTGGTTAAGGGAATCTATGAGCGGGAAAGTGATAGGAGGTTTTTACTAAGTTTTAGCGGATGGATAAAAAAACATAGGGCAGCTTTTATTGTATTTAATATTATAGTGTTTTACTTAATTGCCCGGTTCAATAAAGAGATAATAGATTTTTTAAGGTTTGTTTTACCATTTATCAAGTAAAGGAGTATGTGATGTCAATATTAATATTTATGCTTATTGTTATTGTGATACTTGTTTTAGCTATATATGTAGCCAGATTATTGTTCGGGCTTTTACCCGCACCATCACCAAGAGAGCCGTTTCAAACAATAGTAACTGTTATCTTAATTGTAATAGCCATACTTGTAATCCTGAATAAAGCGGGAATCGTTTCTGTTTAATGTATGCACTCAAACTATATCTTGCGGAAGAATTAGTTTGTGACTTTGAGTGTAACCGGATCGGATTAAATTTAGTTTTAAGTTTTATAGAAGAATACCCTGATTTTTTCCAATCATATCGGTTGGAGATAACAAAGAAAGGATAAAATATATGTTCGATTTCAAAAACTTGCTCACAACTATTGTGTCTATTTTGCTTTTAGCAGTTGAGCCTATTAACGCATGGCTCTTGTCAAACCAACCGTTCAACTGGAAAACATTCGCATCTACCGTGCTTATGGCTATTGTAGCTTATGCAACAGGTAAGAATGCTAACATGACTCCGAAGTCTGAAACTCAGCTAACAATCCAGAAGGAACAGAAAGAGGCTTGATAAAATGACCTTGTTTTATTAAGTTTGTAGTGCTATGAATACAAATTTAACTCCAATCAAAACACAAATAATAACCCCCAAATTTTTGTAAAATGGTAAAAGATCAGATTATTACAGACAATTACGCAATCTATAACGGGGATTGTATGGAAGTCATTCAGACTTTAAAAGATCAAAGTATTGACCTATCTGTTTATTCCCCACCGTTCGCCGGTTTATATAATTACAGTTCTGACCACCGCGATTTTTCAAACTGTGAAAGCAAAGAACAGTTCGTTTCCCAGTATGATTTTTTGGTACAAGAGATGGCCAGGGTAACTAAACCAGGACGAATAACTGCCGTACATGCAACAGACATACACACCAATACGGGCAGGTTATGGGATTTCCCGGGCGAGGTTATCCGGCTTCATGAAAAACATGGATTTGAATACCACAACCGGATAACAATTTGGAAGGAGCCATTAAAAGTTCGGATGCGTACGATGGTGCAAAGTTTAATGCACAAATTTGTTGTCGAAGATACTACCCGGTGTTTTACCGCAATGCCTGACTATGTTTTGATATTTAAAAAGAAAGGCGAAAACCAGGTGCCGGTAACGCACGTAAACGGGTTAAATGATTATCCGTATTTTGGAGAAACTCCATTTTTGGATGCTCACAAAGAAACCTACGGAAATTATCAGGAGTTTAGAAAAAAGTGGATCGCGTATTCAGGGGACCCAAGAGAAAATAAACTGTCTCACCTGACCTGGCAGCGTTACGCGTCGAGTATTTGGGATGACGTAAGGATTGACAACGTGTTGCCTTTTAAAGACACAAAAGAGGAAGACGACGAGAAGCACGTTCACCCGCTACAACTTGATGTAATTGATAGGATCGTTTACCTTTATTCAAACAAATCAGAGGTAGTATTCACCCCGTTCATGGGCGTAGGTAGTGAGGTTTATAGCCCCGTTTCGATGGGCCGAAATGCTATCGGTATTGAGTTAAAAGATACGTATTTTAAACAGGCCGTAGCAAACCTAAAAGAGGCCGGGAAACGTTTTTTAAGCACTGAGCAAAAGAGTTTATTCTAATGCAAAAGAAAAAACACAGCTTAATTGAAAGCGTGACTAATACCGTGATTGGGTTCTTGATTAGCTTATTGATACAGCTAATCATTTACCCGGTTATGGGGATCCCTGTTACATTGTCTCAAAACTTTGTTATAACCGCAATTTTTACGATAGCAAGTATTTTACGCGGGTATGTAATTAGGCGTCTATTTAATTGCACAATTGAAAAACAATCCTTAACTTCACATCATGAAAACATACCTGTATTATCGGAAGCGAAACATGATCGAAAATGAGATAATTAAGCTCACGCACAAAACGGTTGTGCTGGAATTGAATGATGGCCGGACGGTTGTCATCCAGGCTGATGAGGTAATGAAACGGAAAATTTTAAAGGCATGAAAAAACTATACTTCCAACCCGATAGCGACGCCTGTTATACAGAAGGTGGCCACAGGATCCAAATGACGCTTACTGGCGAAACAGAACGGCTTGTTTATCGGGCTAAGGTTGAACGCGGAACCGGGTATTTTTATTGTCGTCATTTTGGCCTGACTGGAGAATCAAATGGCATATGTGGCCGATTTTGCGGTAGATATTCACCCCGCAACGGTAAGAGCGGAATTTGCAAACATCATGGGATGGTGTATGAGCAAACGGACGATAGAAAGACTATCCGGTTGTAACGTCTTCCTGATGGCAGGGAAACGATAACGTTGGTGGTATGAAATCGAAGCGGATTGCGAGCGATGAACTATCAGCCACCACCGAAGTTTGAACGGGAAACAAAGCCACAAAATAGCACTTAACCCGCTTTGTTTTATACCACGTGTTATGGTTTCGTGCTTTATTTAAGTAATTATTAATCATTAAAATAGAAATTTATGAAACCAGTAGAGTTTAAACACCAAAACATTGTATTTGCAAAAGACCAACCCGAATACCAACCGCTGCCAGCGTTGCGGATTGATAGCCCGACTGGAGAGGTTGTTAGCTGTTGGAAATTAACACCAAAAGAACGAATTAAAATCATATTTACGGGTCGTGTTTGGATGTCATTGATGAGTTTTAATAAACCACTAACTCCAAGCTTTCTTGCTGTAAATCGCAAAGAAGTCTATTCTCATCCCGATGATGAAAAAACAATCATTTCAAAACTAAAACAGCTATTTCGGAGACGGTCTTAGCATGAACCATAACGTTAAATGTATGAAATGTAGGCGAATAGGAACTACTACCCTATCAACCTACACAAAATTAAATAGAAAGTAGAAAAGTATAAACCTGCACTAACCCGCCTATATTTTATACATATTGTTAGGCGTATGTGCTTTTAAATCTTAAAATTATGACTAAAATTACAATCAAAAAAGAACACTTTGAAGAAGCAATCAAAGCAGCGTTCAAAAAAGGTGAATCTTGGGGTGTAACTTATTCAACTTGGTTTACTCCATCCGATGAAGATACAAAAGATAAAATTGATGAATGTATCAAACGTTGTAAAGACATTGTGCGTATTCCTGATTAGCATTACGCCTAACGTCTGAGTATATATGTTCGGTTGCGATTAAAAGCACAGACTTATCAAAATAATCAAAAAATTATAAAATGGCAGAAAATATAAATACAGCACGAACCGCAACTGACATATATACTATGTTAGCAGCTGGCCACTTTACCGACATACAGAAGGTGTTTAAATTACATCAGGAAGTTGACGAACTAAGGCAAGCTATATATGAACAAGATAGCGACCATATAATTGACGAATGCAGCGATGTATTGGCCATTGCCTACCATATTGCAACACGCAACGGATACAAAGGAACGCCAAACGATCTATTCCATGCTGCATACATGAAAATGAAAGGCAGGATTGAACGGGGCGAACGGGATTATAAAAAACACTTTTAAATTATGGGTAAACAATACATTGGAAGCGACGAACACTGGATAGATTCAGTTAATCAATGGTATGACGAAAATGAAGAGCATGATAGACATCAGCAAAAAGAGATTGATAAACAAATTAATGAGCAAATAGAGAAAGATTATTACAACAGACAACCGCAGGAAGTAGATGATTAAAAACGACACTACCATGAAACCACCATCCAACATCATAAAAAACACTTTTAGAAATGTAAAGTAAATTACAATGCCCCAATTGCGGGAATAGTGATTTTATTAATCACACTGCCACAATTACATATTTTTGCTCTAAATGCGGTAGAAGTATGGATGTAGTATTTCAATTTATATACAATGACTGTATTCATGAAAGCAGCGCACTAACAGTAAGTATCCATCGAACTCGAAAAGGGGCAGAAATGGCGATGGAGTATCATAAAAACGAGAAAAGAAAAAAGTGGGAAGCAGAATGCAAAGAATATCCACCCGCCAAAGATTTATCTAATTGGATATAAACAAATGAAAGACGAAATACTCGACATCATCCGTTATATAAAGTCCGAAAAGAATAAGCGCGGTATTGTGCCGGAGCATGCTCTATCTGTTCAAATGTTCACCGTACTAAGGCAACGCTTTGATATTACGCTTTCCGAAATGGTGGCGGATGGAACTATACAGAAATGCGAAACGGTTAACGATGTTGCGTATTTTGAAAAGATTGGTTAACTTTGATTTGTGGTTTTTGTTGTTTGTTAGGATGTAACCCCGCTTTTAATGTGGCGGGGTTGCTTTCTTTAAATTGGAGATAGTGATGGAAATTACCGACGAAATAAGGGCCGAAATTTTAACTATATGCGATTTAATCGCTGACGGTCAAAGCGTTAGAGCTATTATGAAAGATAGAAAAATGTTTTGTCGTGCTGAATTTTATAAGATGGTTGACAAAGATGAAGAATTAAAAGACCATTACGCGCGCGCGATGTCGGACCGGGCTGATCATTTATTCGAAGAGATACTAACTATCTCAGATTCTCAGGAGTATGACGTATCAACTAAGGAAGATGGAACAGAGGTAATAAACCACAACGTAATAAACAGAAACAGACTGCAAGTGGATTCCAGAAAATGGATATTATCTAAAATGAACCCAAAGAAATACGGGGATAAAGTTGACGTTACAACTGACGGAAAAGCAATTAACATCTTAAACCTCGGATCGGGGGCCGCTCCTGATGAACCTATTCAGTAAACAATTAAATGCCGTATATTACCTTAATCAAACGCAAATAACGGAGGTATTATATGGAGGTGCTGCCGGTGGCGGTAAGTCGGCAATACTCTGTTTACGCGCAATAGAACAAGCCCAAAAATATAAAGGTAGTAGATGGCTCCTGGGTAGGTCAAAACTCACCACCTTAAAAAAAACCACGCTTAATACATTCTTTGAACTTTCCACCAAACTGCAAATATCGGATCAGTTCACATACAACGCCCAGGATCACATTATCCGATTCAATAATAAATCTGAGATACTTTTACAGGACCTTTTTTTATATCCATCCGACCCTGAATTTGATTCATTGGGTTCGCTTGAGATCACAGGCGCATTCATTGATGAGGTGTCCCAGGTAACATGGAAGGCATGGCAAATATCAAAGAGCCGGATTAGGTATAAATTGGATGAATTTGGTTTGACACCTAAAATGCTGGGGACGTGCAACCCGTGGAAAGGGTGGGGATACAAAGAATTTTACAAGCCAGCCCGCGACGGATCAATTGAGTTTGATAGGGCATTCGTTCAAGCCCTGCCAACCGATAATCCAAATTTGCCCGCGTCTTATTTAGAATCATTGTTAAGACTGGACGAAAACAGCCGCCAACGGTTGTATTATGGTAACTGGGAATATGATGACGACCCGGCAAAATTAATAAACAGCTACGATGCGATAATTGATATATTCACCAATGCCGGGTTGGATGGTAAACGGTACATAACCTGTGACGCTGCCAGGTTTGGAAGTGATAAAGCTATTATTTTGGTTTGGGAAGGGTATAAAATTGTAGATTATGCCAAATTTCCAATATCAAAAACCACGGATATAAGCGCAAAAATCAAATCTTTCCAGGCGTTTTATAATATTTCAAACCGCCAAACAGTTGTTGATAGTGATGGGGTCGGTGGTGGTGTTGTTGATGAGGTCGGATGTTGTGGATTTATAAACAATGCCCGACCTTTTGTGGTTGACAAAGAGCCGCAAAACTTCAACAATCTACAAAGCCAGTGCGGGTTCCTGCTTGCTGACTGTATTAATAACAATTATTTAGCGGTCAAATGTAAAATGAGCAACGAGGACAAAAACGAAATAGGGGAAGAACTGGAACAATTGAAGCGGGAAACCGTCGGGGATGACGGCAAAAAAGCCCTGATTAAAAAAGAACTCATAAAACAAATGATAGGCCGTTCACCAGACTGGAGGGACGCTTTACTCATGCGGTTCTATTTCGATTTGATACCGCCACCAATTAACCGACCAATGCGATTAGCATGAAATTAGAAAATATAACCATAGGGCAATACCTGGCCAGCGAAGATACAGAGGAGTATGATTTTGCGCTAAAGTACGCAGATCAAGCCCAGGCGCGCGATGTTTTCGGGTATGGGGATATGACTAAAAAAACATTCGGAGAAGTTAAGGACTACCAATATTTATTTGCAAAACCAGATGCATTGCCTAAATTTGTAAATAAATACGGGGCAGATAAATTGCAGGGGTTGAATGTGTTTGACTTTTTCGCGTTCTATCGCTATATTGGGGCCCAGGTTGAAAGAATTAACAATATTGAGAATGCCCTATTAAGTCATTCATCAACGGAAGACGAACAGGCGGCCGGATTGGAAAGATTCGGGAAGTATAGCCCGGTTTTACAGATAGACAGTTTAGCGGGTGGCGACATATTAAAATATCAGGCGGTTCGTGAATTGGTTTATGAAGATTGTTTAACCAAGTTAGCCCTTGATAAAGATCGAAACGATTACCAGAAAGACTATCAGCATATAATTGCACGTAAAACAAAACACCATGGTTAATAGATACGATATAGTTGGGGCATTAAGAACCCTGGCCACTTCTAAGGGGTGGAAATTCCTTTACGGCTTCGATGAGTATATTAACGCCTCCAATGATTTCTACGATGGGGGCGAACTTGTTTTAGCTTGTGAGTTTTCGATTAACCCGGTTATTGAGGCCCAAGGTGGCGCGGTTGCATCGGTAAACTTTGCCGGAACTGTCATGCTGGGCCGTAAGTTTGAATCAACGTTTTCGGACCCTGATAACCCGCCGGTAATTGAAACGCCAACAACAACGGCCAGCCTTGACGAAACAATGATACAAAAACACGACCGGCGGTTGGCTGAGATGTGGGAATTATTAACCGATGCCATAAGTGATTTTTCATGTGATAACGGAATGACAATGCGATTATCAAACGGGCAGCCACTAATCAATTTTACAATGCACAATATTGACTTTGTGAAATATTCAGTAATATTTGAGGGATGACCATTTCCGAAATAGTAACCGCCTTTCTGGAATCAAAAACCAGTGAAATACGATCAGCATATGAAACAGCTGGCCGGTCGGCTTCTGGTCTTGCTGGGCGGTCTCTGTCGGTTAAGGTACAGGCGCAAGGTTCGCGGGTTGTCGGTACCATGACTGGCGCCCATTATTGGTATTACATTGAACACGGACGCAAACCCGGTAAACGTCCGCCTGTGGCATCTATTGAGCAATGGATCGAAGATAAAAGAATCCCGCTTGAGGGGATAACCAAAAAATCGCTTGCTTTCCTTATTGCCCGTAAGATTGGACGCGAAGGAACGAAAGGTACCCCCATACTAGAGAATGTATTTACCCCGCAATCATTTGCAGATTTAGGCCGTGATTTAGGGGCCGCGTACCTTGGCGAAATAAAAAGTACTATTATTAAAAAATTACAATAACTTTGTAAAAAAAAGCCATGCCCATCAACACGCTGACAATATCACTAGACAATAAGGCGGGCGGCTCAAACCTAATGAGCATTCACAACCCGTTGGCTTTCGTGTGTGATGCCTTCTACTCTGGCCAGGCACCTTCATTCATTTTTGTTGAGGTTTTGATTGACGGCGTTTCTATTGCCTTATTTAGAGCGATTCCATATAAAGACTTAACGTCAAATCCTGTTTCAACAACATCGCTTGACTGTCTTGTGCAGGCTGTCCAATTAACAACCTTACCGCCTTGGTCCACATATTTTTTTGTGGCCGGATGGTAGTCGAGCGTAGGGGCATAAACACCGGTGTTATTCCTTTCAAGAACATTTGTTTTATCTGCTTTAGTACCGCCGGTTAGGTCGCTTTCAGCCTTCGAATAAACAGATAAGTTTGTTCTGGCCGTGGATGCGTTTACATCGCTCAGGTTGTTGGCTGTTTTTAAGAATGGCAGTTTCGTTGTGAGCCATGTTACAAGCCCTTGAAATGTCATTGTTTTAGCTGCGGTTGTCCCGGTGCCATGTGCCAGCTTCTGGGTTAATGCCGGGTCGTTGTCTTCGGGTCTTCCGAATAATATCACGTCTGCCATAATATCAAAGAGTTAAAAAGCGGTCATTATTTGAGTCTGTAAATATGTCGTTGTTCGAATCGAGTGCATAACTGGTTGCAAGCGGGGCGTTGATTGACAGAATGTTATCTACATCTGCATTGTAAAAATACACATACCCCAGACCACCTTTAGCCAC